AGGCTCCTTAGGCTCGCGGGGGAGTCTCTTTGTCTTTTGCACTGCCGGGCTTGCACCGGCTGCAGCGTGCCTTGAACTTAGTAGTTTCATTCTCAGTCTCCTCGGTTGACACCTTTGGTGGCTGCTGTAGCAATTATACCAAGCCACGCCACGACCAACCAAAACATCGACAAAAATGACGTCACCCTCGTCTTCAAGATCGGCAATAGCCGCCGCGGAAAAAGTGAAAAACAAGCGGATATAGGCGGATAGAGGTGTGTTTCGTTGTATATACTTAACAATAACAGTTTACAAGAAGAAGTTGTACATTATGAGCGCTAGTGTCATAGCTAGGCGGAAATAGCGCATTTTGATTGACGACACTTTGAAAAGTGAACAACCGCCCCAGATACACACGGAGTTGATGAAAACATGGCAAAGAAGCCCAAGGCAAAGAAAAAGCTCGCGCTGCTATACAGCCGGGTGTCGACCTCGATGCAGGTCAACGACGGAATGTCTCTTGGCGCCCAGGAGCGCGACCTCAAGCGGGCGGCCGAGAACGCGGGGTACGCAGACGACGAGATGGAGCTTCTTCGCGAGGAGGGAAGATCAGGCAAGTCGATCGCCGGGCGACCCGTCCTCCGCGATGCCCTCGAGCGACTGGACAGCGGAGACGCGGACGCGATCTTTGTGACGAGGATCGACCGGCTAGCGAGGTCGACCAAGGACTTTCTCAGCATCGTCGATCGGGCGCACACCAACGAGTGGCGCATCGTCATGCTCGACCTCAACCTCGACACCGCGAGCTACCAGGGACGATTTGTCGTCACGATCATGTCGGCCCTGGCCGAGATGGAGCGGGCCATCATCGCCGAGCGCCAAAAAGACGTCCACCGCGACCGCCGCGAGAAGGGCAAGGAGTGGGGCGTGGACGTCGGCCCCAAGACCAAGGTGTCAACCGATGTCCGCCGCCGAATCACCGAGCTTCGCCAGAAGGGCGTGTCATACGCGAAGATCGCCGACACGCTCAACGCCGACGGTGTGGCGCCTGTTCGTGGAGACAAGTGGCACGCGGCCACGGTTCATCGACTTGTCAACGGCCTAAAGGACAAGCGCCTAGACGACGAATAAAGCAGAGCCGGGGCGCTCACGCACCCCGGCCCCAACAGATGCCTCTCTCCCATTGGCCCAAGACATCCTGCTTGTGTATATACTACACGTGGGTAGTGTACATGGTCGACCAGATTGCCGATTTTTACCGAGCAAACCTGGTGGCGATACCCCAGTCAACCTCCCCGGTCGGGACAGCCCGCGGGACCAGGATGTAGTTGCGGATCTCGGCGCGTGACCCTAGGCCGTTGATCTCGAGGCCTCGCTCGGACAGCTTTCGCTGAAACGCGATCTGGGTCATCGGCTTCTCACCGCGTTCCTCGGACCACACTCGGTAGACGGCGTAGATCGCCTTGATCGGAGTGGAGGCACCCTCGACTTCCTTGGTCTCCTCGGTCAGGAAGAATCCGATGCGGTCTTCGTTCTTGCGATAGATCTCCGCGGCCTCGCTGACGACGGAGCACCAACCAAGCGCGTCACGTGCGCTCGATCCAAGCAACTTGATCGCACCCTCAACGGCCCACGACAGCACGGCGGGAAGGCCACCCTCTGGATCAAATAGGTAATGCTTGAGGTCGGGATCGGGGTTCTCTGGAACACGCGTCATCGGAATCGGACGGATACGGCGCCACATCGCGTCATCATTGATGATCGGCCTGTGGTTTGTCGTGATCCATAGCTTGGCGCGAGACTGGAACGTGAACGGCTTTTCGCCCGGCGAACGCGCCGAGATCTCAGACGACCCTGTTAGCTTCTTGACCGAGTTCTCCTTCATGCGCTCGGACTCAGGAAGCTCATCAACCCATACAAGGCGCCGGCCGCGAAGCTCGGCCCAGTGATACAGGTCCGACCCATGCGCCTGGCCATCGCCCTGCGCGAGGATGCTCGAGTCGAGCGGCCACGCGTACTGCGATGTGCCCATCGCCTTCACCAGAGCCTCGACCATCGTGTTCTTACCTGAGCCTGGCGGACCATAGACGAGGAACATGATGTCGTAGGTGCGCAGACCAGTCAGCGAGTATCCAGCCGCCTTCTGTAGCCACTCCTGAAGCTCCTTGTCGCCGCCGGTTGCGAAGTCGATGAACTGCTCCCAGCGCACGTTGCGAATGCCCGGATTGTAGGCGACCGGCGCGCGCCGCGTGATGTATAGGTCAGGCCTGCCCTTGAGGAGCTCGCCCGTCCGCAGGTCGATGACGCCGTTGGCTACACCAAGAAGCGTCTCGTCGCTGTCCCACGTCTCAACGGCGACCTGAACGCGTGGGTCCGATGTCGCGCTTTCAATCGCGCCGTTGATGCGGGCGTTTGACTTGGCCTGCTGTGCCCAGCGGATTACCTCGGACTGCTTGTCCGCGTCATCAAGATAATGAACAACCTCGCTCGCAACGATCGGCGCAATCTTCTTAGAAAGCTCACGCATCTCAAGGCTTTCAACGTCGGGCTTCCAATACCCGCCATCCCAGTGAAACCACCCAAGCCCTGGAGTGTACCGTATTGCTGGGCCAAAGGAGTCAACAAGCCGTCGTCCATTTCCAGTGTCAGTAAGACTTCTCTTACCTGGTTCCCCACCCTCATCTTCGCTAAGCGCATCCGGGTCCAGCGGTACGTCAATGTTAGCAAGGCTAGTTGCCGACGCGAGCGAGTCGCCGTCCACCATCGAGCTGTGGACCGCACCGCCGATGGTGCCAGGAAGAGCAGAAGAACTATGAGCAGTGCTCCTAGACGCTGACTTTTGCTGCGCTGGCGCAAGTGATGCACGGCTCTCCTCTGTTGACCTATCTGCCCACTCCTTGAGGCCGGGCCACAGCCTCTCGGTCTTGGGGTTATCAATCACGAACTGTATCGCCCTGCGGACGTGCATAAGCAAGCCGCCTGGCCCCTCGAGCTCAAGCGGTGGGCGAACCTTCTCGGCGTTGAACCGGATCATCATCGTCTCAACGGCGAGGCGGCCGGCCTCCGTGTTTATTGGAAACTTGTTCGCCAATGCGCACGACATCGCGTAGATGTCAACGGCGCGTGAGCCTTCGTCAATTCCCTCCTTCAGGAGCCGATCAACATCGACGCGCTCGCCTCCCCAGTCAAGAGAGTCAAGAAAGCCCCAGTCTCCATCGCCAAGCGCCGTGCCTGACCTAGCGCTCTTTTTGCGAAGAGCTGTGAGCAACTCTTCAGGAGCCTCCGCCATCTCGATTTCCCACGGGGCCTTGCCTGGTGCCCAGTTGTAGCAGACGCCAGAGAAGTGGCGGGACGGCGCGATCAACACGTAGCCATTGTGCTTGATGTCGATGCCGCCAAGGCCAGCCTTCTTGAGGTTGCCTACGAGCTGCTCCGCTTCGTCGCACCTATAGAATAGGTGGCGTCCACGGACGGTCCTGCCGCCGATTGAGTACTCGCCGGTGATTGCCTCAACCGTAGGCGGAAGCGCTCCATCGACCAATGCCTCAAACTTCTCAAAGGAATCGGGCCCACCCGAGCGTGGGTCGATGTCAATGACAAAGAACCCGCTTGGGCGGCAGAATACGGCGACGTTCTGCTCACTGCCCTCGGGCCACCACTGCTTTATAGTGTTGACGTCGCTCGTTGCCTGGTTGTTCCACTCAGCGATGCTCGGGTGCTTGCCGACGTCCTTCGGCTCAGCGTGCGCACCGCCACATGTGCAGCGGCCGTTGTCAATTCCGTAGCATGGCAGAACATGCCAACCCTTGGCGGCGTACCACTCAGCCGCTGGCCCGAGCCTGCCCGTTGCTTCATCCCACGCGCTCATTGATCTATACCGACCTCTGTCATGAGCGAGTCGATCCAGGCGATCGCGTCGTCATGCGCGATGTACGCACGTTCTCTGCCGGTTTCAGTTCTAATCTTTAGCGCTGGAAGTTCTCCCTGCGCAACAGCCCGAGCTACAACGCGCTGCGGGATTCCATGTAGCAAGGCTACTTTGCGGACACTAAGCCGCTTTTTTACTTCTTGAGAGTGCATTTTCCGTCTCTGAGGGCCTGTGGGAGTGTGAGCAATTTGTGATATTTGTGACCCTGACAATATACCAAGCCGGCGGGCGCCGGTGTCATCGTGCGGCAACTTTTTGTGCTTCTTGGTTGCATTGTTAAGATCTACTGACCGTATCATGAAAAGACTGATCAATGTACGGTATACGTTCACTCGGCTTACCAGTGCGTGTTATAGTCACGAGTGACACAATGACATCCACAAGTAAAAGTACGGAAATACACAGAGGCTAGGAGTCATGGGTAAACTTTTTGAGGATATCAAAAGTGAGCAGAGTCGCCGCGGCACTCGCTCTCGAATTGCGGAGATTTACGAGCTTCTCCCCGATGATGAGCGCAAGGACTTCATCAAGGCACTTGATGATCACAGCATTCCAGCCTCCAACATCTCAAAGGCTATGGCGAAGCGAGGCCATAAGCTTGCGATCAACGTAATTAGCCGCTATCGCCGCGGAGAACTGACGACGGTCATCAAATGAGTCTTGCAGACGACATCCACAAGGAAGACGAGATCACCGAGCTTCGCAAGGCGCTCAAGCGAGCGCAGCAGGCTGAGTACAAGGCAAAGCGGGCGAACGAGACGATCACCGAGGCGGTGTACGCCGCCGCGCGGGAGGCGGCCATTGCATCCGGTGGAGGCAAGCCGCTCAAGATTGAATCGCGTCCAAAGGACACCCGCAAGGGCAAGGCCGAGCACGCGCTAATTCACCCGACAGACTGGCAGCTTGGAAAGCGAACCTCCAACTACAGCATCGACATCTGCTCGAAGCGAATGGAGCAGTTTACGCAGAAGGTCATGGAGCTTACGGAGATCCAGCGCACCCATCACCCAGTTCGTGAGGCCACCGTCATGTTCGGCGGTGACATGGTGGAAGGCATCACGATCTTCCCCGGTCAGGC